TGGGCACCATCAAAGCCTTTCTCTGTAAAGTATTTTGTTAATGTTGCTGATCTTTCAGGATCATTTGCTTTTGGTGGGAAGTTTACACCTAGCTGCCTCAGATCATTTATATGGTCATTGAAGTTGGCTACGTTCTCTAGGCTGTGTTCTACTTCTAGGACAACTGGGTCTCCACCAAACCGCTTGGCATTTTCCTCTGCGTAGCTCATGGCCATGTCACTATCTGTTGATAGGTATATGCCTCTGCCTAAGTTACCGCTGTCTCTTCTGCCTACTTTGCTGTCATCAAATTTATCAAACACCTCTGTGGTGCCATGATATAAAAGATCTGGTAGGAACTTTGATTCCTTCAGATACTTCCGCCACTCTGTTAGGAGT